CTCGGCCCGCGGTACCCCGGCATAGACTAGCCGTGTCATCATACCGCCATTAATGCGTTGGATTGATGAGATGGGGTCAAACAGCTCATTGTCCGCCCCTGTGAGCGGTGTACCCAGTGCCAATCCACCGCCGTCATCGTTGTCGGTTAAGCGTTCGGAGGGGTAGATTTTTAGGTCGGATTTATTGAGTTTGGTGCGTGGTGCTGTCATGTCATGCCTTTAAAAAGGGTTTATTTAAAAGAGGTTTAAACGGTTAAAAAATGCAGATTCAGCGTACATTCATCATCTTCTTCTTCGTCAGCAGGTCTACATTGCTTGATAAAATTAATATCGCTTATCGCAGGTCTGCCAAAGATGACTTGATATTTTTTACCCTTGGGGTGGATTAGGGTAAGTGTCAGCTCTGGCACGTCCGCCCATGCTTGGAGTTTGGCAAGTTCTGCCCGAGTGGTGCGGGTGTGCGTGCCGTCAAGCGTGATGTGTCTGCCTGCCTTTTTGGTGCCTTGTTGGATATCCACCGCCCCTGTAAGTGTATAGACAGGGTCGGACTGAGCAAGCTCTTGCCAGTCAAATTCGTCCGCCCAAATAAACTGGGCGTGCAGGGCGAGTATGTCGGTTTGGTTGGTCAGTTGCCACATAGATTGTCCTTTTTTGTTATTATGCCAAAGACTGCCCCAAAGCATTAGGGGAATGAGTTCAGGGGACTAGCAAGGGATTAGTAAGCCTGTCGTTTTGATGCGTCCATGAGTTCTTTGGCAAACTCTTGTTTGGCTTCACGTTTTGACTGCTCTCTGACTGCTTCAAGCCGTGCATTCCAACCGTTTGCGACATCTTGGGCGGTGAGATTAACAGTATTATTACTGCTATCGCCTTGCCATGCTTTGAGATTTTGCTCATTTGCTTTGTTGGTCGCTTGGCGGTTTTGCTCATCATTGATTTGTCTTTGTAAGGATAGAGCTTTTGAGTAATGATTGATTTCTTCGGTATTACCCCGTGCCACCGCTTCTGCCATTTTGGCTTGTAGGTCAGCAAGTTTTTGGGCTTGTTTGATACGCTGGCTGTCCATCTCACGTCCTTGTAGGCTTGCCAATTCGGCATCTAAATCTTGCATGGTGGTTTTGGCAGTGTCTGCTAGGCTGTCCATTTGCTTTTGGGCTTGGTTGATTTGCTCTTTTAGATTATTTAGCTTGGCTTTGTCCAACTTGACAATACCCTCAATGCTAAATGATGTGGCACGAGCAAGGGTGTTTTGGGCCTTTTGTAAGTCTGCCATGCTCACCGCCTGAGATGATAGGCTTTCGGTGGCATCTGTTACGGCACTGTCCATGTCAGTCATGGACTTGACCATATTTTTGGTTTGGTTGTCTAACTCTGTAAAATACGCCCCCAGTTGGGATAAGCCTCGTTTGCTTTTACCGATATCCTTACCCATTTTGTCAAAGACTTGGTTAATCTGCTCATGTGTCGCCCCAAGACTGGTTAAGACATCTGCCTGTGAGCGTATGCCTTGTGCAATTTTTGCCATGCCTTGGGCGAAACCTTTGCTACTGCTTTGAGTGGTCGTACTTGCTTTTGCACTTGCTTTTGCCATCTCGTCGGCATTTTTGGCAGTCTCTTTTTGGGCATCACCCAGCTTTTTGGTGGCAGTGGCAGATTGGATTAGGGCTTTGTCGTTATTAGTCAGAGTCTCTGACTGCTCTTTTAGCTTATCATTTAGCTCTTTAACGCCCTCCGCTGTGCCTGTTGCCCCTGCGTGTAGCTGTCTCATTTGTTCGGAGGAGACAAACGCTGTCAGCCCTGCTTTTTGTAGTTCGGTTTGTACCGCTTTAAAGTCTTCTTTGGTCTTGGTGGATGCTAGGGCAGTATCTAGGGCTTGGGTGAGTGCGACTTTTAGCTCGTCCGCTCCTTTGGCGGTGTCTTTGATGACGGATAGACCGATTTTTAAATTGTCCGCCATGTCCTTGCCTGATTTGCTCATGCCTGCATTGATGGCGGACATGGACACGCCCAGAGCGTCTAGGGCTTTTGCCTGTTCATCGGTTGCTTTTTTGGCATTTTGTTGGGCAGTGGCGGTATCTTTGACGGATTGGGCGAGTTCTTTGTTGCCACCTGTGGCTTTATCCAAGGCTTGATTTAGTGCATCAAGCCCTGCCTTGTTATCGCCCATAGCCCCCTTTGCCCCATTGTATGCCATAGCAAGCTGACCCACGTTATCTCCTGCCACTCCTGCCAAATCATTAAAGGCGGATAAGGCAGTATTAGCTTTGGTGGATAATCCCCCAGCAAATTCACCCACATCAATGCCCAACGCCTTAAAACTCTCGGCATATTTGGATAAGTCCGCACCATCAACAGCTTGCCCTGCTTCATTCATGGCACTAATAATGACCTTGCCTGTCTCATCAACCGTCGCTTGCAGACCCTTTTGGGCAAGCTCTTGTTTTAGCGTACTATCCACCACGCCATCATTGGCTTGTATGGCTTTTTGGGCGTAGTCCTTAAAAGCAACTTCCAGCTCGGTGGCACTCGCTGTACCGTGCTGTGTCATCTCATCGTATTTTGCACGGGCATGGTCTGCTTGTTCGTTTAGCTTGTCTTGGTGTGTTTGGGTGGCATTATTTAGAGCCTTGCCTAATTTACTCTCATAATTCATGGCAATGTCGCCCGCACTGTCAATCATCTGCTGACCGCTGTCCATCAAAGACTTTGCCATGTCCTTACCCAGACCTGTCACCAAAGATATGGCATAAGCGACCTTACCAAGCTCTCTGACAACCGCCCCAAAAACAAGCTTAAAAATAACATTCAATGCCGTTAAGCCGTCCGCCACCGCCCCTGCACTGATGGCAACACCATCCATCAAGGCTTTTAGCAGGCTTAAACTTTCACCGCCTTTTTCCACGCCCATCAAGCCATTAACGACATCTGATAGGGCATTGGGTATGGTCATGATGCCATCATAGGCTTGAACCGCCATCTCGCCTAAGCTTTCAAGGGTGAGTCTTAGCCCATAAAATACGCTAGGGTCTATATTTTCAATGCCTCGGGCAATATTCTGGATAATCCCTGCCAATCCACTAGAACCACTAAGTTCATTATCCAAATCGCCAATCACGCCCATAATACTGTTTTTTAGGACAGTCATGGATGCAGATACTGTTTGGGGCATTTGCTCAAACTCATAGGCAATTTGCCCAGCTTGATTTTGCAGGGCGTCACTAATCGCCTCGGCAGTGATTTTACCCTCCGCCCCTAACGCTCTTATCTGACCGACAGTCACGCCTATGCCCTCGGCAATCGCTCTTGCTAGGCGTGGGGCTTGTTCTAACACAGAATTTAGCTCATCGCCCCTTAATGTGCCAGATGCCAAACCCTGCGAGAGCTGGACAAGTGCAGCGTTCATGCTCTCGGCAGAACCACCTGAGACCATCATCGCCTGCGAGATGGTGCGAGTTAGGTCGGTCACTCGCTCCTGACTGTAACCTAACTCTTTGGTGGCTGTGGTTAGCTTAGTGAATAAATCTGCCGTGGCGGATAAAGGCGAGCCTGTGGTGTTGGCAATGTCTTTAATGCTTGCCATGGCATGTGTAAAATCGCCCCCACTTTCGGTAGCAAGGCGGACGCGGGCTTCTAGGTTATTAAACTCATCTGATAACTGTACGACTTCGGACAAGCCCACCCCCACCCCAAGGGCAGACATCAGACCACCCACGCCTTTGGTTAGGCTGGATAATTGCAGTGGGGTTTTGCCAAGCTCAGCGTTTAGCTCCTTGACTTTGGCGTGATAGCTTTCGGTGGCGATTTTTAGTTCTTTTTTGGAGAGCGTGCCACTGTTTTTTAGTAGCTCAAACTGTTGTTTTAGTTTGGCAAGCTCGCCTTGGGTCTTTTGATAATCGGTAAGACCAACAGCGATTTTGGCATCGCTGATGGATTTTAGGCGTTTAAACTCATCGCTTAATGCTTTGACTTTTTTGGTCTGCTCATCGGCGGATAAGCCTTTCCACGACTTTTGTAGCTCATCGGTGGCTTTATCCAAGCTGTCGGTTGCTGTGCCTGTTGCCTTTATCTCATCGGATAAGCGTTTTAACTCGTTAATGCCTTTCACACCTGCATGTATAGTTAAGGCGGTGTCCAAACTTTTCATAAAAAATCCCCTTAGTTTAATTAAGGGGATTTTAAAGAGGGTTTAAAATGGTGGTAAGATGACAGGGTTCAGGGTCTTTTAAAAAATTAACAACTGTATTACAATATTGCAAAAAACAAATAAGACATTAATATGGCAAAAAAATTTCTACCAACCGCTAAAAAAGCCTATCGCACTTACCAAAAAATCCAACGGGAACAAGAGAGACAAGCCAAAAAAGCCCACGCCCAGCGTATTCGCCTACAAAGAGCATGGGAAAGGGAAGAGTCTGCACGCCAAAAGGCTTTGGAAAGACAGGTGCGAGAAGATGAACGTGAACGTATTCGAAAAAGCAAGCAGGCACAAAAAGAGCGTATCCAAGCTCAAAAGACTCATTTTCAAGATGTAGTTGAACGTGGCAAGCAAGCCTTAGCCAAAAGAGTTTCTGAGCGTCAAAAACTCAAAGAACGATTATTAAACATTTAAAGGTGATTTATGGACGGTTTAACCATTGTTTTTATTATTTTAATAATATTTGCTTTAATTGGCGGTGTTCTGTTAGGTTACTTTTTTACCAATAGGCGTTATCAGACAAACCTTGCCAGTCTAGAAGAAATTCAAAATGAGCACAATGAATGGGAAGGCAGGTTAAAAAGTATACAAAACGAGCTTTGGGAGACTACTCAGCGTTTGGATAATGCCAAAAACGAAGCCCAAGTTAGCCTTGCCAAGTACAAACAAACCAAAGAACAGGCTGATAATAAAACAGCTCGCCTGCAATATGCCTTAGCAGAGAAACAATCAGAATTTAATGCTTTGGATAATCAAACCAAAGACCTGCAAAAGATGCAAAACGAACGTACCAACATTGAAATCGCCTATGCAGAGCTTCCCGAAAAACAACAAAAAATTGAGCGTATCAACAACAAGCTGGCAGGATTAAGAAGTGAGTTGTCATTATATTCAGAGCTTGATGACTATGTTAGTTATGGCATTTACCCACTGCCCAAATACGGCGATGTTAATAGCATGGTATATCAGGAACGCCTAAAACAAAACAAGGAACAGCAAAAACAACATATTAAAGACGGTACGGCATACACCGCCCCTGACCAATTAGAAATAACAGGCAATATCAAACATGACAGGCAGTTAATAAAAGGACAAGGTCGCTTATTAATTACCGCCTTTAATAGTGAGTGTGATTATCTTGTTAGCAAAGTAAATAGCAAAAACTTTGAAGCCACCATGACTAAAATTGAAAAGCTGGCAGAACAGTTAGAAAAACAATTATTAAGTTTAGAGGTTGGTATTAGCTTGGACTATGTTGAATTAAAAATGCAAGAGTGCATACTATTTTACCAATATGTTCATCAGAAAGAAAAAGAAGCCGAAGAGCAACGGGAGTTACGTGCCATCATGCGTGAAGAAGCTCAAGCTCAGCGAGAAATTGAAAGAGCTATCAGAGAAGCCGAAAAAGAAGAGCAGATGCTCCAAAAAGCCATGGAAACTGCTCGCCGTGAACTAGAAAATGCTTCTGCTGAGCAAAAACAACTCTATGAAGCTAAGCTACAAGAACTGTCTCAGAAACTTGCCGAAGCCGAAAGCAAAGAACAGCGAGCCATCTCTATGGCACAACAAACCAAGCAAGGTCATGTTTACATCATTAGCAACATTGGTAGCTTTGGAGAAGATGTATATAAAATTGGCATGACGAGACGACTTAATCCATTAGACCGTGTTCATGAGCTAGGCGATGCGTCCGTGCCTTTTGCATTTGACGTGCATGCCATGATTTTTAGTGATAATGCCCCCGCCTTAGAAAAAGAATTACATGACCACTTTGCTGACTTCTCGGTCAATAAAATCAACTATCGTAAAGAGTTTTTTTACCTTAGTTTGGCAGAGATACGCACCTACTTGGAAGAACGTGGCGTGCATGCTCGTTGGACAATGACTGCCGAAGCAACTGAGTACAGGCAAAGTCTGAGTATTGCAGAAGAAATGAGTGCTTAAACAACAAAACCCCATTTCTATGGGGTTTTGTTTTGGCAGGCGTGGATTATCCCACAAACTCCGTAAACCGCATAGACGGCTTACCCTCTTCTTTGACGACCGTTCCTGACAGTCCAGACTCCCACCAGTCATCGGCAAACCAATTGATGTCGCCGTCTGCCGACAAGACAACATGGGGAACGTCCAGCACACCATCATTGCCACTGATACGGTCTTTGCCGTCTAGGTAGATTTCTAGTTGCATGGACTGCAACGTGCCAGCGTCAATGCTAAACCCTGCTCGCCCTTTGGTTTTGCCAGTAAAGTACAAGGTCGCACCGACATCAACACCTGCCTCATCTAGCAGTTTGACCGAGCCTGTACGGGTGTTTAGCTCATAATTGGTCTTATCAATGGGTGATTTTGACTCATTTTTTAGCTCAAAGTTATCAGGGTCAATGTCCAGATGACCCAATTTAATCCAGCCTTTTGTCGCCTTGATTGGGGTTTCGTCAATGGTTTGTGGCAGACCTGACAAATCCACCGCCTCACCCATGAGCATACGGGCTAGGGCGTGTTTGTCAAAGGTGTTAAATTTTAGGCTAATTTCAATAGGTTGTGGCACGACTTCCACATCAATGGCTTGACCGTAGTCTTCACGTCCTGTGGATTTAAGTTCGTCCTTTTCGGTTTCTTGGGTTGTGCTAAACTCGGTAACGTTACCCATTTTGATAAAACCGTCTTTACTGCCCCATTTGCGGGCATATAGGTCGCCTGAGTATTTACGACCACGCAAGTTTTGTTGTGTCATGGTTATTCTCCGTTATTGGTTGCATTTAAGGCTTGGTGTAGCAAAAAGCCATACACTTGCCAGAGCTTTTCAAAGGCATTGTCATAGGCAATGGCTTGACCTGTTTTTTCATCAAAATTATCAACAGATGCACACAATGCTTCACCTGTAACCACAAAGCCTGTTTTAGTGGTAATAGTACAGTGCATTAGACGGTCGCCAATGCATGTGTAACGGGTCTTGCTCTCATCAATTTGGCTTTCCAAAAAGTCCTGCGATAGCTTTTTATCATCAAGCTCTTTTTGGCTAAGTAGTCCTGAGCTGATACAGGCGACAGCAAGGGCGGATAGGAATTGGGTCATGGTTATTCTCCGTTATTGGTAGATTAGATATGTCAGCGAAACCGATTTCGCCGACATCACGATTAGGTTAATTTAACGGTTTGCACTAGGTCAGGACGTAGCACGAGTGGGAGGGGGTTAGATTGGGCGTGTAGCTCCCAGCCTTTATCCATACCCAACTTTTCACGCATGGCGTAGTAGGCAAGGGCTTTGGTGTTTACCGTAGAGTTCATGTCCGCAGGGGCATAGTATTCAAAGAACGCCCCTCGTGTCCCTAGTGGCAGGATAATGCCCTCATCATCGGCAAGTTTTAGCCCACTTTCAAACTCATCGGCATACACCACAAACTTAATGCCATTATGGATAAATTCCACATCGGTATTACCCTCACGGTATAGCAGACCGTCTTGGTGGCGAGCGTAGTATTTTTCCACGCTTTGATGAGCGATGAGCGTATTCATAAACTCAGGCGACACCAAGCACAGATGACCCGTTACCGACTCGCCACGGCGTAGCTTGGCAATGTCTTGCTTGTAGCTATTGATGAGCTTGGTAACCTGGGTGGTTGCACCAGACAACTCCCAGTTAATTGTTTTACGGGTCATGCCAAACTCTTTGTAAATGTCGGTGATGACTGTTTTACCGTCTGAGTCTAGGATTTTGCCTTTTAATGCCCCCAAGCGTGCGTGTTCAATGGTGTAATCAATGTCTGCTTTCATGGCAAGCATTTTGTCATTGACCAGCTCGGCAACGGCAAGTGTCTGATTTTGTGAACCAAAAGAGCGGATATTTTGCACGTCATCGGCTCGCACTATGTCATCTTTGACTAGGTGCATCATGTTAAAGGTTTTGGGGGCGTGGCGTTTTGATTGTACAGGGTCGCCCACGCTGCCACGAGGTGTGTTGGCAACCAGCGTTAAGATGTTCTCTTTACGCTCTACCGACACATGGGTCGTGGTCTTGAATTCTTTTTTAAAGATACCCAAATCCCCCAAAATGGACGGGGTGGCAGGCAGTTCGTTAATGGCTTCGGTCAAAGACTCAACACCAAAAGTATGGTTATCAGATAAAGGCATAAATGCTCCTTAAAATGGGTTTAAATCAGGTTTAATCGGTCAAACGGACGCATCGGCGATTGGCTTACCGATGTACTTAATGCCGTATTCATCGCCTTGTTTGATAAAGGCATCCACAGACGTTGCCACCGCCTTGATGTCAGTCTCTTTAATGACAGCTAGGTTAATCACGCAGTTATGCGGTTGCACCAGTACTTTGCCGTGTTCACTGTTTGACAGTGCCACCAGATACTTTTTGCGGATTGGGTGGGCGACTAATTGACCGATTTTGATGTTGTCCGCCTTGATGTTCTCACGGCTATGGCGATCAGCTTCGGATTTTAGAATGTCGCCTATGGTGATGAGCGTAGGCTCACTAGTAGGGACGGCTGGAACTGCTTGGGTGTCGGACATGATAAACTCCTATTTGCGTGCTTTGGCGTTGGCAACCAATGGATTGGTTGGGGTAGGATTGGCAGATTGCCCTGTGCCTGTGCCGTGTTGTTCGGACAGTAGGTATTCAGGCAAGCCCTGCTTGGGGGCGGACAGACTGCCAATCATGGTTTTGGCTTTGTCGGCATCAAGCGACAACAGCACCTGCACGGTTGCATTATCAATACCTTGCCAGTCGCCTTTATTGTCTTTGGTATAACCTTTGGCGGACAACTGTGCTTCAATGTTGGCATTTTTGGCTTCTTCGTCTGCACGAGCTTTTTGTTCTTTTAGGGTGGTGTTTTCATCAGTGAGCTTTTTGTTGTGTTCTTTTAGCTCATTGATGGTCTTTTCTTGCTCAGCTTGTTTTTGGGTAAGCTTGGCAATTTGGGCGGTCAGTTGTTCTAAGTTCATAGAATTTTCCTGTGGTTGTGGGTTTGGGGGTTGTGGGTTTGGATTGGTAAATTGGTCGGATAAAATCATCGCCATGGTCTGATTATCCACCCCTGTGGGTGTAAAAGACACCTCAGAGACTCGGCATTTGCGTAAAATAGTGATCTCGCCCATCAGTGTCTGCCCATTGACCACTGCCGTCTGTCCATGTGACAGCTTCTCTTCATAGTCAGCGATGATGTGAGCGGACATTTGGAACGGAAAACCGTCATCAGACTCACGGGCTAGGGCTTGCCCATGCTCGTTATCTAACAGCTCGCCTTTGATGATGAGCTGATTGTCAGCCACAGATAGCACGCCCACGCCCACCCGCTTATCTCGGTCGTGGAGCAATAAGGTAGGCACTTTGTCAGCAAAAGTAATGTCAGATAAATCAGCAATGGCACGCACCCCATGATATACAAAGGGCTTACCTGAGTTGGCAATGCCGTTAAAGGTGCGTTTGACTGCCTTGCCCGTTTGGTCGGCAGGGGTAATCGTGGCGGGGGCGGTCTCGGTAAGTAGGTAGTGCATACTTGCCCTATGTGTCAATTTTTGGGTAATTATGACAGATGACGGTAGGGGCAATAAGATGACACGGTTCAGGGGCGTTGTTTAAAGCACCCTAAAAGAGCGTTTAAAGCTGTTTAAATCAAGGGTTACAGCCGATTTTGGCGGAGTGAATGGGGCTCTATTTTGCCAAAAATGGCGGTTTGGCGGTAGGTGTAGACAACCCAAAAAGACAGGCACGCTCCACAAGCGATTTTAAGGGAGTTTTTGGCGTGGCAAAATTGACGTGGTGCGATGGGTGCAAAATTTTATTCTAACAAATTTAAAGGGGTTACAGCAAAAATTAAACGCTATCTTTGGGGCAGGTTTTGGCGGTGGGGTAATTTTGGGGAAATTTGGGGATAAAAAAATCCGCTGTGGGGCGGATAGTTGTGTTTTAATAATAAATGGTGGCACCAAGCTCTCTTAAATCCTTAACTATTTTTTCTTCTTGATAATAAGGTAGATACGCTCGCATATCATCGGATATATCCCAATTATTTTTTGTGGACTTTAACACAATCATCAAAGAAAACTGTTTGGGGTCTTTGTAAGGATTGATGATTTCCACACAGTCAAAGGGGGAGCTAGGCTCACCCCCTAATGTACCATAAATGGTTTTATCATCATATTTTGACGGCTCGCCAACCACTTCAATTAGGTTTTTATACTGAGCGGTGCTTTTATCACCCAGCAATTCGCCTTTGTCGGTGTCTAGGGTAAAATCAACGCCCCCAAATTGAAAGTTAATCACGGCTTATACCTTATCAATAATGCTAGGGCTAAGTATAACAGTTCTGGGTCTTTTTGCCAATAATTTTTTGTATCAGGTATGGTTGTGCCGTCTTCAAAGGTTATCACATTACTACCCAGTAACTGCTGAAATGTCATTGTCATCACTTCCGCAGGCTTTGGATTGTCATCTGTGCCATAGTTTTTGCCCACATAAACATTAGCAAAACTATCCTTTCTACCCACTTCGGATTTATCATAATATACCCTTTCGCCACGCTCTTTTTGAATGACTGCCAATGGGCGAGTTTGTTCGCCTTTGGTTCTATCAAGCCAAAGTTGGGTAAAATAGTCGTCAAGCTCGGGTATTGCGGTTTGTAAACGATGGGCAAATTCGTGAATAGTAATATCATAAGCCTTGTTACTAATGAGTTTACCGCCCATATTGTTTAATTTTAACAAACTATCGCCAACTTCCATCTGGTCGGCAAATTTTTGGAAAATGGCATATTCTCGTTGAATTTTTGCTTGTTTAAAATAATTGACAAGATTTTGATTTTCAAGCTGAATATGCCAGCCACGACTGTCCATATTGCGAACAAATACATTACCCATTTCATTGGCTTTATCCACCCAAGATTTGGGATAACGCCCTAAAATTTCTTGGACTTTTGGCACACTATCACCATAAACATTGACAATACCATTCATTTCCACGCCTTCGGCTCGCATGACTTCAAGTACTGTATTAGAAAAGTCAAGGGGTTTATCAAAATCCACCTTATCAAAAATTTTTTTATGTTTTTGATAAATTTCTTTACCTATTTTGGCAACCTTTTTCCATTCTGTTGGTGGCGGTAATAGCTCATCAGCATTATCTACCAATAATAACTCAGCTGGCAACATCGCTTTTGGCACAAGTTTTACCACTTCTTTTTTCAGCCTATCGCTAAACTCCACCCCGTGCTTCTCCTGTGCCAATTTCAACAACGCCGTCAGCCTATCATGATTGTGATTAAAGCTAAAATGCACACCCTTTGGCACACTCATCATCTCGCCTGTTAGGGGGTGTTTGACCTGCTCCATTTCAATGTCATAGACGATGCCTTTTTCGGCTTGCTCGTCTAGCAATTTTTGGGCACGGGTTTTGGTGAGCTGTTTTACCCAGCATTTGCACCCAAAGCCATTGGGGGGCATGATACTTGCCCAAATGGGGTCGTCCACTTCTCGCACCAGTCCATAAAACTGCTTATGCTCGTCTCGCTTGTTGGTGGACACGCTTGGCATATATTGCAAAAATGGCAACAGCTCTTTGGTACGCTGTATGCGCTCCCACTGTCCGCCTGCATAAGCGGTGGCTTTGCCCGTATGGTAAATCGTCCGCAGGCGATGACCTAGGTGTTTTTGATAATCTCTAAACGTCTCTTTGTCATCGTCCACGTTGTCATTTTTAAAAGTCGGGGCAAGCCAGCCTTTTGCCATAAGGTACGGTCTAAGCTGTTTTTTAAAATCGGCAAAGCTTGTACCATTTTCCATTGCTTGTCTCATCGCTTTATGGACTTCTGTCAGCATATCTTTGTCGCTAATGCCAGCCACCGTAAATGCAAGGGCGTGTTCGTAGGCTTTTAGCTCGGCATAGTGCTGAGTGGTGAGTAGCACCTTGCCATTAAAGTGAGCGATGGCTTCTTTGTTTGGTAAGGGGTCGTAGTTGATTTTTGGCATTTTATACCCCCCTTTGCCCGTCTTGGTTGCTCTTGCCTGTCAAGCCACCCACATAAGCTGTTAAGTTTTGATTGGCAAGCTCATCTACAAAGTCATTATCGGTCAAATCAAGATTTTCAAGCCTTTTTTGAAACGTTGCAAAGTCGTCCACGTCTTTAACCAATGCCAGCACCTTTTCGGCTTTATCATTGGCAATCTTAATCTGTCTATCACTCAATGTCTCATCATCGCCATGGTTGTGGTCATGGCTTGTATCAGCGTGTGTGTCGGACAGTAGCATGGATAACGGCATATTTTGCGGTTGAGCAGTGGGGCTAGGCTCTACAATTTTAAAATGATGCTCTTCAAAGCCCACCACGTCTTTGTAGTAGTCCGATGTTAAAACTATCGTCCCCGTGTCCAGATACAGCTTATCTCGTTCGGCTCGCATCTTATCCACCGCCTTTTCGTTTTTCCAGTCAAACCACACCTGTCCGCCCGACACAAGGGGCGTGCCGTAGTGAGCATTGACAGCTATCATGGCGTTTAGGGCGTGATTTATCGCCTCGGCGGTGAGCTCCAAGTACGAGCCGATACGGTCAATACGGGTCTTGTCATCTGTCTCTTGGGATGCACGGCTGCCGCTAGATAACTCTGACGTTTTAACCCGTCCTAATAGGAGCTTTTGGATACGACTGTTTGCCATACGCTCTGCCATGTCAAATGCCGAACCGTCCGCACTTAGCTGATGAATGCTAATGTCATCATCCGCTCCAATGCCAGTTGCCCCACCATTGATAAACTCAAACAGCCTAGCGGTAAAGCTCTCAATCATGCTAAATCCGCCTTGCTTACCCACGACATACGGCTGGGCGTAGCGTTTGATAAACTGCCCCAAAAACGCCCAATTTTTACCACGCAGTAACACAGACGGATATGCCTTGATAATCATCATCTGTCCCATAGGACGGGCAGGACTGGCTCTATGGGTTAGCACTAGGTTTTTGACGGTGGTATTTATCGGTACATCACGCCCATGGTCATCAAACAGTACCGTGCCGTCTCTTTTAAACTTATAATGCCCAAGCTCGCCCTCACGGTTTAGCACCTTATCAATGACAATCCGCCCCTTGTCATCGTGCTTATAGACGTATTCGGCAATGGCGTGTCCGTTCCATTTGGCAAGCATGGCAAGCATGGCAAAGGTCTTGATGTGCGGTGTTACCCACTTGATAAGCTCGTTTTGGCTGTTCTCGTCTAGTGTGTCGCCCCACAGCACAAAGGGCGTGGCTCTGATGGCACTCTCAATGTCTTCACGGCACGCCTCTATCTCATCGTCATTTAAGATAGCGTCTAATATCTCATGTCGTGATTTGCCCGTCTGGGCGATGAGTCGCTCCAAACTCTCGTCCGCTGTCTCACTGGCAAAGTCATCAAAAGCGGTGTTAATCGCTCTAAACAGTGCTGTTTTGTCAAAAGGCTTAGGCTCTTTTGGGGTGGTTTTGCTTTTGAATTTGTTTAATAGTCCTAACATATCAGCCTCCCATCACCGCCACAGTGGTGGTAAAGCGCAGTGGGAATAGGGCATAGTTTTTAAAATACCGCACCGCCAACGCTTGCTTTTGCACAAAAGGCGATAAGGTCAAAGCCCGTCCGTCCTGCTCAGGCTCAAAGCCTTGCAGTGCCTTGCAAATGGCGGTCAGGCTCGCTCCCACCCCGTCCATGCGTGGGCGTGGGTTGTACTGCTGTTTGGCAAGTATTAGCGTAAAGCCCAGCTCCATGACCTGCTCACGTCCCCCATTATTGGGGTCGGTTGGACTCATGCCGTCAAAGATGACATACACCGCTCCGTCTAACGGAGCAACGGCTTGACTGTCTATCTCGGCCAGCGCTCTACTCTCTTTGGCTCTTTTA